TTCTTCTCTGGGAACTTACCCAAGAACCAAGCAGGCAACATATTAGAAGCAAACTCAGACTTAGTATGTCTAGGCGGCATATTAATAATCAGCCTCTTTAACTTCCCATCTGCAATATCTTGAAACTTCTTTGCCATTAGTGCGTGGTGCCTGCCATGTATAAATCCGGGCCACATCTCCTTAACAAAAGCCATAAAGTCTACCTGCGCCTTCTCCCGCGTCAAAGCTCCCTTATACTGGGCCACGTCCTCAAACAGCTTAGCCTGCTCCGCCGCCGGCAACTGAGAGATCATTTCCGCAATCCCCATCAGTCCAGCTTCCTAAAGTTTAAATACACAGGCCTAACACTCCTACCCATTCCCTTAACCCTCTTTAAAACTCCCAACTTAACTAACCTATCTATTATCTTTGCCGTATTACCAATTCCAGGTTTCTTTCTGTAAATACAGATATCCCGTAGAGATGGACCAAATCCAAACTCTATCCAGTACTCATCTATAAACAAAAAGACCTCCCTCTGAACCTCAGTCATCTTTATCTCCATACAAGCCGCCCGGACTAAATCAGCCCTAGCAGCCGTCATCTCCCTATTAATGTAAATCTTTGCTCCTAACATGTAAGATCCCACTAATCACTCCAGCTACATAAGATACAAAGTCTAACTGATCCTCCGTATCAATCATCTCCCCCATCTCCCCAATACATATAGTCAAAGCTGCCAGACTAGGCCCCCACTCCTTCCCCTCCAACAGCTTCTGTATGTCTAATACCAAGTCATTAACCTCATTGCGCTGCTCAGATGTGGGTTTTATGTGTCTTTTCAATTTATCCAACCATTGATTACATTGAGGAATTAGGGTAGTGATCAGGAATTCCTGATCACTGTGCAATAATTAGGCAATCTAAAATTTATATATACCCCCCACCCATGTGTATTATTTTTCATAGGGGGGGGTGTTCTGGGAATTAGAATCTGATTGTTTGAGGGAATTAGAAAAAGAATCTGATTGTTTGAGAGTAATAATATGTTCCATTGAGACCACTTCACTCTCTTCGATTCGTGGTGGTTGGGGTACTGTACCCTCTTCAAAACCCTCAATTAACTCTGTTTTCCCACTTTCTACTAATTCTTCAGCTGACAGATCGTCACTTTTTCCCACATTGCTATTCAATTCATCTAATAAAGAGTTATCAATTCCCACTATGTCAGTTATATCTTGACCAGATCCCAGCATAATAGTCTTTAGTTCTGCCATTATCTTAGCCTTAATTGATGCTGAGCCATTAATGGTTGTGATCTCTTTGCGCTCAGTGAACGCACTAACTTCAGTTACTGTGCCGAGTATCTTAGCCGCTTGGATCTTCTCACTAGGCTTTGAGCCTGGATCTATTAGAACTGATACCAGACTCTGGAGCACTAAACCACGCATTCCCTCAGCGGTGCGGTATTTACTTGACTCAATTGCCAGAGAATAAGCTTCGATCTCGCGAATTATGCGCGGATCTTGCTTTAGCTTATATGCATCATTCCCTATAGTTTGATTATTGGCGGTAGGTGGATTGTATGCGATCCTATAAGACTGCGCCCCGGTCTCACCTAAAGCGATACTCTCAGCAAACTTTTTCTGCTTAGTTGTAAGTGTTCCCTTCCTAACAAGTAGAGTGCTTTCTATTCCTTGCTCTTTTAATGATTCCTTTATTGCTTTACGAGATATCTTCATTCTGTACCGTTCCGCTCCGCTATTTATTTGCAGACTATAACAGGGGAACAAATAGAGTACAAGCCTATCCTGGCGAAAGTTAGTACTTACTATCTAAATATATATTGCAAAAGTATTGCTATCTTGCAATATAAGTGTATAAAGGTAACTGCAGTACTTATCTACCAACAAAAGAGGGAATATATGTATACCGCACAACAAAATAGGCACGGGAACATCATAGTCTGTAAGGGTTCGGAAGTCCGGAACTCATACAGGATCATTTTCACAGGATCATACAACGATTGTATGGCATATAAGTTCGGTGGTGCATCATGACCTACGCCATTGCATTGTCTGCTTATTATCTTAGTCTTGCCGCTCTCGCCTATATGTTCGCAATGGCTGTTTATATCCCATTGGCGCATTGTCTGAGGGGTGAATAATGTTTTATATCCTTTTCCCGCTTTTCCTGTCTTTTATCCTTTTAACCTTATCAATACGGAGTAAATCATGAGTGACTATAACGGATGGACGAATTACGCAACATGGCGCATTAATTTAGAGATGTTAGACGGATTTGAGGCTAATTCGCATATGCCAGTAGAAGACATATCAGATATGGCGGATTACCTGCAAGAGCATTGCATATCACTGATCGATGAGTCAACGCCGGACGGACTTGCTAAGGATTACGCTTTCGCCTTCATGTCAGAGATTAACTGGTACGAAATAGCAGAACATATCTTAGAAGACTACAAGATCAACCAGGACGAAGAAGAAACCAATAGCGATGAGGTGACAGCATGAGTATTTACACTGACGAGGGATATGAATCAAGGCGCGATTATCTAATCAGCATGGCTGATAATTTTGGAGTGGATGAAGAAACTGTATTTGCAATTGCTGGAATGATGGGATCGAGTGAGGATTTTGATGGCCTCATATGTGCGCTAGAAGATTTTGCGGCTATTGGAATTCTTTAGAGTTTTACCTTATGGAAGAAATTCCATAGGGGAACATTCTACCAAAAGAGGAAAATTATGAGCCTATTAGCAATAAGTAGCGATTCTAAAACCGTAAAAGGTCAACAGTATGGATATATGACGGGAATTTTATACCTTGCGCCATTCAATCTGTCTGGCGTGAACCTATGTCCTATGGCAGAGAAAGCAAAGTGTTTTGAATCTTGCCTAAATACCGCTGGCAGAGGGGTGATGAATTCCGTTCAAAAAGGCCGCATGAGAAAAGCCGCGCTATTCAATAATGACCCTCAATCTTTTATGATGGAATTGGCGAAAGATATTCGCGCATTGATTAGAAAAGCAAACAGGGAAGGATTTACCCCATTGGTGCGATTGAATGGGACTTCAGATATTCGATGGGAGGGAAAACATTTTAGACTTGACGGCAAAATGGTCACAATCTTTGAAGCTTTTCCATCTCTTCAATTTTACGATTATACAAAGATCAGCAATAGGAAAAACATTCCAGAGAATTATGATCTAACCTATTCATACTCTGGCGTATCAGGATATCAGCGATATGTCAGCATTGCCGTGGCGAACCATATGCGCGTGGCTGTAGTTTTTAGAGACAGGAAAAAGATACCAGCGGTATTTTTAGATATGGAGTGTATCGATGGCGATGATTCCGATTTACGTCATTTAGATCCGCCGAGCGTGGTGGTGGCACTGTATGCAAAAGGCCGCGCCAAAAAGGATCTATCTGGTTTTGTAGTTAACTAAAGGATAAATAATGACCATCTACCATGATGAATTAAAACTAAAACAACCAGAAAAATATGCCGACATGATGCTGGCCGGGAACAATAGCGGAGTTATGCTTAGGAATATGGTTAAAGCTTTATCGATCCTTCCCTGGTTTAACACTGCTGAGGAAAATTCCCGGCTGGCAGCGGCAAAAAGATTAATAGCTAACAAGTATTAGAGTTTTTCCTTATGGGTGAAAATCCATAGGGAAATACTTTTAAACCATGAGGGAATTATGAGAGATAAGATCATTTTAGGCTTTAAAACGTCAATTGCACCACTGCAAGGGATTCAACCGACTCCGGCTAACTGTGAGACGGCGATTAAATACCTTAATTACTGGGCCACGATTTTGTCAATGTCAGACCCTACGCTTGATTTTAAACGGGCCCGAACAGTATTGAAGGCCGCGACTATGGGGGCAATATGAAATATGAAGTGGAAATTGAGGAAGTGATTACCTTCAGGATTACTCATCTTTTTAAAACTGATTCCGGCAACATCCATGATGCTGCACAGGATGCTTTTAATCAATATCACAATACCGACCGCACCCGTGAGAATTATGATGCTGAGCCGGACTTTAGAATCACCAGTATCAAGGAGGTGGCATGAAATATATATTCAAGCAATATTTAATTGAATACACGGCAGTGGATGCTGAGAATGAAGAGGCCGCTTTTGAAGCATTCTATAGCGGAAAAATTGACCCCTTCCACTCTGAATATGGCGATCTGGAAGTGGAGGATGCATCATGAACTCATACATTTTTACCTGCACCATGACCTTTGAAACCGTCATCAAAGCGGACTCCCAAGAGCAAGCGGATGCGGAATTCCTCCGGCGGGATAAACAGGCGGACGTAGTGCATGACTCCGGCATCACAATTCAAGTTATTGAGGATGACACTCCGCCAAGACCTTATTTTACTCTGGGGGGTGCGGTATGAGAACCATAATTTTAGACGTACCTGATGACGTGACCGATGAGAAGGCACAGTATGAATTGAACCGTGCATTTTCACCAGATTGGGCTTCACTGCACTGGCATATTTCCGATGTACAGGACTGCGCGGGAGACTGCACCCCCATGTCTGATGAGGATGCACAGGACATACTGGCAGAATTAAAGCAGAGACATGATGCTAATAATGGCGTGACTTGGGACACGATTCATCACTATGTAGAACGGTGGCGCGAACATCAGGAGGAAGACAATGGATGAGTTAATAGCATTATATGAGCGGTATCTAAAGTCTCAGGGGCTACCTAAGATGAGCGCAGATGAACTTCTTATGGAAGACATTACCCCCAGCCAATCAGAATGGCTGACGGCCTTTTTAACCTTATGGGAGTTACAAAATGCTAACGATTAAAAAGTTAAAATTGTTTCAAGGGATGGAAGGGGAAGGATTTAACCTTGACCTGTACCTTGATGGGAAGAAGATTGCATTTGTCATGGACGGCGGCAATGGCGGGGCATTCAACTATGATTTTGTATGTGAGGCTGCGGCCAAGCAATTGGCAGATGTTGTAAGGGCGATGCCGCCAATACCGATTAAGGATGAATCGTGGATAGATATATACCCTGATGGCCTTATCCCAGTGAATGCAGATATGGCAGTGGACGAACTCATCAACGCTCACAATAAGCAGAAGCGTGTAGCAAAGATGAAGAAGACGGCTGTTGTATTTACTACTGCTGCCTGTGGTTCTGGGGATTTTATGAGCGTGAAGCATGACAATGCCGATACAGAACTATTAAAGTTTAAGATATTGAAGAAGCACCCCGATGCAGTATTTATCTAGGAGACAGACATGAAATACAAATTTAATAAATTTATTACAGAAATTTCAGAGTTCAGGCGGTATCACGTTACCGAAACTACCATCGTCCTTGCAGATACTGTGGAAGAGGCTTGGGAATCGTTTAGCAATGATGATATAGATCCTGAAAAAATGAACACAATTGAAACTGTATGCGAGGCTCAATCATGAGGTGGCCTGTAGGGGCGCAGTACGCTGACATGACCGGCATAGGCACGTTGGATGGGGTGGCGGCCGATCTGATGGAGGCCTCAACTCATAGCCTACACCTATCTGAACTGTACAAGAAGGATCTGACCCCGAAAGGGGTTAGCATCTCTTCCCAGATTCTGACGTTCCTTAAAAAGAATCCGGCATCTACCAGCTTTTTCATCAAGCAAAAGATACTGCCAGTGGGTGCTGATGCCACGACTGCGAACCTAGTATCTAAAGCTTTGACTAGGCTCAAGGCGGTAGGTGAGATCAGAACTACAGGGGAGAAGCGCAGATACAGGTATTCCCTAAACAATAAGATTGTTCACAAACTGGAGACCTAAGATGAAAGGCACTAATATATGTACACCCAAGACCTCTGATAACTCAGACGAGAGAATCAAGCTGCTGATCTCTGATGCAGATGCCTTAAAAATTAAGCGAGGGATGAAGTGGAAGGCCACAGTCACCGACCTAATTACAGGCATAGAATACCCATTAAAGGGATGCGCTTGCTCCATGCCTGACTGCTACTGTGATGCTGTGGTGGTTAATAAGAAGCTACTGCTGCACATTAAACAGCTTGGCGAGGCTTGCAGAAGCACCGAATAGGCCACGGCTACGGTGGAAGTCATTAAAGTCCTGACCTACACAATCACTCATCCAAAAAGGCCAGCCAGTTTTCTTTGCGCTGGCCTCCCCAACTCCACTCGCATCATTGTCTGCAATTACAATCCCACGCTCCATCTCACTAGCAACCTTAACCAGATTGGCCGCGCTAAAGCAAACGTGCAATGTGTACCGCCTCTTCAAATGCTTCAGAGCTTGCCTAGCCGATAGTGCAGTTGCATACCCTTCACACAAAATATTGGTGCCTTTGTTGTCAAAGCAGAAACTGGCACCAGCCGACCTTTGGCCGTATAAAAACCGCTTTTCCCCCTTTTCATCGATTTGTTGCAGCCCTACAAGCCTCCCAGAGACACGCATTGGCACAAGGAGTACCAACCCCCCATCCGTTACAATTACGTTGCCCTCGTCCTCAGGGAAGCCCTTCCTACGCAAGTATGGGTGGAACATATACTTAGACTGCTTCATTAAGATGGCCGCTTTACTTGCCGCCTGTCTCTGCTTCATCTCTATGTCTTGGCCGGCCTTTCTAAGGATCTGTGCATCCCCGGTCCTGATTACTGGGGCCACGTCAGGAAACCAGACAGAGACTTCAGTATCTGTAGCGTGGTTCTTAACAAAGCCATGCGTAATAAGATATTTAACCGCGCCGTTCTTCTTGCCAACTGGGTGGTCTTCAGTGGCATACCGCTCCCAATTTCCGGGCGATGGCATACTGTTTATTAATATCCCGTGTAGACGGGCGAACTCTATGAAGGTCATCTTTTCTTTATGGCGTTGAGGTAGTCATACAAGTTCTTACGGCAGAACGCATCATCAGCAAGGGATGGAAGCCTTGGAAGGTTATCATTCAACCCTTCAGGCCACTCACCAAACTTATCCCTGAATGTATTTGCCGCTCTACCCCTAGACCAGCCAGTGTTATGCATCTTCCAAGTCATAGCTGACCAGAAGTCTTGGCGTACACCTATTGGATATACTTTCTTCTTGGGAAGACCAGACAGCTCCTCCATCACCCCATTTACACTGTAAACAGCATTAGCCTTTTCTCTGACAAAGCCGCAGTTGTAACAGGTATCAGACCCCTTAGCCCACAGGGCGTGACACTTGGGACACTTACTAACCTCCTTCTCATACTCAGTAGGCTCTTGCTTAGCCTTCTCTTTACCATCATCTAACTCATCAACGCCGTTCTCAAAGACATCATCCCACTCGCCCTTGAATCTCATGTAATTGCCAGAGTGATCTAACCACAGAGCGAACTTCTTATCACCCCCAGGCCAAGATCTAGTCACCCGACCTAGCTGCTGTATGTGGCTGCTCAATGATTTGGTGAATGGTCTGGCAGATATACCGATCATCACATCTGGAACATCAAACCCCTTGGTCAGTATGTCCGTAGCGATAAGGCCGTGGATCTCTGTATCAGGCTTGGAGAAGTCCTCAATAACATCAGCCTTGTACTCCCCATCATCTTTGTAACTGATACAAAGGAAGTTATAGCCTTGCTCTTGAAACTTCCTTGATAGGTCTATGCCGTGGTCTACCCCAGCCGCAAATACAACAGTCTTCCTTGGCCTACCAAAGATTGCATGAGTCTTCTCAATCCACTCTGCCACTATATCGCCTGTTACCTTCTTGCCCCGCGCCGTTACTTCCTTGCCTGTCCACTCCCCATAGGAGGTCTTAGCCCCAGCCATATCTATCTCTTTGGCGATAAATACCCGCAAAGGCACCAAGACTTCCTGCCTTATTAGATCTTTGGTTGTTACGGTGGAGACTACGTTATCGTAGATTTTTCCCAACCCCTTGGTGAATGGAGTAGCAGTCAGACCTACAACCTTGATCTTTGGGTTGGCCTTGATGAACTCTGTAGTCTGAGTCCTTGTTGAATGGCATTCATCAATAATAAGAAGGTCTATCTCAGGGAATTCCTTCATCCTCTCTAAGGTCTGCGCCGAACAGACCTGTATTTGCTCATACGGCCTGAACCGCCAGTGTTGCGCTTGCAGTACGCCATGATCAATACCATACTTATCTAACCGCCCGGACGTTTGGTTACAAAGGACAATCCTATCTAAGACCATTGCAGCCCTCTTGCCCTTCGCCCTTACTGCTTCCATCAAAGCAATTGCCATCTCAGTTTTACCAGAACCAGTAGGGGCTACTAATACCTGTGCCTTGTAACCTTTAGCAAACCCCTCACGCAGTTCTGCAATAGCATCGTGTTGATAATCATACAGATTTAACATCTTATCTCCTGCCGGAATACCCTCCGGCTTGGGATTCAACTACTGCTTAATTTTTATACAGTGACAAGGAAATCCCAGTCACTGTGCAATTTTTAATCAATGACCTTTTTTATTCCGGGCCATTTGCTTCATCATCTCTGCATTCTCACGCTGGAATATATCGCGAGATTTCTTGAGGGCGTTGACGGTTATTTCTTTCAGAGCAAGCTCATCTCTTAGGCTTTGTAGAGTATCAGCCAGAAGAGCCTTCTCTTCTTCAGTACCTTCTGCCAGACCTAGTGCAAGCTTGTCTCTCAGAAACTGATTCTCTATTAACAGACTATCATATGCTTCCTGCAAAGTAATGCCTTGTGGCTCTACTTCTTGCTCTGCTTCTTGCTCTGCTGCTGTCTCTGGCTCTGGCGTTTCCTCTTTCGCGCTGCGGTCTCTCTCTACCCCACCCACCACTACTTTCTTTGTGGCCTTACCTGGCTTATCTAGTCTGGCGCGAATAGCAACTACTGTTTTACGGTCAACGTGAACGTGCTTAGCAATCTTGTCATCAGCCCACTCGCCGTACTCAATATCATCCAGCAACATAGCAACTGCGCGTTCCTTATCTGCATTGCTTCTTGCTAGGCCGTGATCAAAGTTAGATCCAGTAGAGTAGAGCTTGGCTTGCCGCACACCACCTGTGTTAACTTCACACTCTATACTGGGTGCACCTATCTTAATACAGGCATATACACGGTGATGCCCGTCACCAATGTAATTATTCTCACCCTCTTGGAATATAATAATTGGCGGGAATTTCTCACCCCGCTGCATATCCTCTGCATACTTAGTGACCATCTTCTGGTTAATGGCTGCTCTAGATTGGGTGTTAACGTCTGTGCGTAGGTTGCTAATACTTATGTGCATGGTGTCTCCTAGTCAAGTGATGTGTAGCGTACTGTTACAAAATAGACATCATCCTTCTGATAATGCCCGTCTATCTTTGGCTGCTGGTACTGCATCCACTCCTGCATATACCGCTCTGCCGCCTCTGTAGCCTCCTCCAACGTCTTGCCACTGAAGTTTCTAGTCATGCTATCTCCCCTGTAAGTAACTTACTAGATCGTTATAGGTAACCTTTCCATCAAACTCCAGAGTGAACATGAATCTCACCCCCTCTAGGTTCACCACCATGTGTGGGGTCTGCGTGTTAAAGATATACATCACGCGGTTTAGATAGATCAACTCCTCATCTATATTGGTGACCTGCCTTCCTATGTCCTTAGAGAATAGGCAGTGGCTTCTCTCATCAGTCAGGAGCATATTAATTGTGCCGCCCCTGCGCTCATCTATGTGCCAGTTGTAAACGCTATAAGGCACCATAGCCGTGATGCCGGCCTTGAATGGATACTTAGTCCTCAGGACTCTAAGCGTATCGTCTTGGTCTACCAGTTCTTCTGGTACTTCTGTTACTAAGAATCCAAAGTAGGGAATGAACTCTCCCTGCTCATACCGCTTCATTGCTAACTCCAGCAACTCAGGCCAGATCTGTGACTTTGTGTAAATTGATTTATACATAACCCCTCCTAAACCTATACCTTAGCAATATACCATAACCTTGTCAATAATTATATTCCTATCTCACCTGTGTATTGTATTATTTATACATAGATCCCCAAGGGTGATAGCTGTGCTTCTTAAAAGCGAAGCTCACTGCTATTACCTTACCCAGATACCAACTGAGGTATCCTAGTATTCCCTAAGGCAGAGATTCATCA